CGAAGATTGCTAATCACGATGCTATTGGATGCACCGTAGCTCATGTGCTCCCAATAAGGATCTTGGCTCACTGCCATGGTTGGCTGTGATTCCTCTTCCTCCTGGATGATGTTTGGATTGATGTTCTCTCCCATGTAAATTCCTCCTTTTCCCCTAACTGTTGTTCAGACTATTGACAATGGCATCATAATCCTGTCCACTCTGGTCATAATTGTGGAAGCGGTTTCTGCTGTTCCTGCTGCTTCCCTGCTTCGCCTGTTTCCGGTCAGTGTCCTGATCCTGTAAAATCCATTCCCTGATCTTAGCCGCATGCTTTCCACCATAGGTACGGCGGTTGTCATGCATATACCGGCTGATACGACCGATATAATCAGCCACACAATCTGCCCCGAACTGATTGACCAATCCAGCATGTTCTTCCTCGGTCAGGACAACATTGTGATACTCACCATATGCGCTGCTGGGGGTGGGTTTTTCTTTCTCTCCCTCTTTCTTTTCTTTTATTTTATTTCCTTTTATTTCAGTGCGCATAAGTTCCGAAGATATTTGATTTTCTTCCGAAGAAATTCGGTTTTCTTCCGAAGAAATTCGGTTAAATGGTGAATTTAATAAAGGCTCACCGTTCTCATCAATCAGCCAAAATCTGTCATCATACAACTGCCTTCTCATTTGCCTTACCGCTACCTGGTAGTAACGCTCTTGGATACCAACAGAGGTGACAATACATTGCGACAAGAGGGCATCATGAAGGAGTCCTAAATCCGCGCAATAGTCTATCACTTGTACGGCAGTTTGTTTTTTGCACCATCGGTTACCTATCTTGCGAACGACCATCCTTGCAAGCTTATCTTTGGACATTTCGGCATAATATCCATTGGCATACACGATGGTGAGAATCGCATCGTATATGGTAGTTCCCAATGGGCCGAAGGTGTCCATCAGATCAAAGATCTTGTCATTCTCATAGAAATTAACCATCTTCGGAAAGTATATCAGTCCTTTTTTGTTCGGGGCGCCTCGCTGCTCCGCCATCAAGACCACCTGCTTTCCTCATTCCCTCCGGGATCCAGGTGACCTGCCGGAGGGAGAATTCTTATAACACAACACTTCTAACGCATTTCTAATACACGTAACACATCAAATCACGCATCATAGATCTGTATCGTTTCTTAGTTTCTCTATCAATCTCAAAAATTTAGTTCAAGGTCTAGTCCTAGATTAGTCCAAAATTAGTCCTGGCCTATCTCTGGTTCATCATTCCCATTTCCCTGCTGGGAACGATTCTCCAGGTCCATCCCGGCTTCCCACTCCCGATAGATCTCAATCCAGTCTTCCAGGCGCATGGTAACCATCCACCCTTCTCTGTTTTTTCGGTGGAAAACTGCGGGAAGCTTGTCTTTTCCGGTGGAATCCCTGATAGCCTGAGTCATAGCATCCGTCAGACTCAGCTTTTCCACCCTCTTACACTCAATGTGGATTCCGGGGAGACCGATTACATCGGCATCCCCGTTACCTCCACAATACTGCTGCCCCCTTCGGCTGTCATAGCCAAATTCCCGGAGGTGCGCGGCCAATTCCCGTTCGCCGCGCTTTCCCTTCTCTCTGCTTGCTTTCCCCATAATTATCCGATAATGGTCACAGCTGCAGAAACCTGATCCGGCATATCATCCAATGCATCTAAGAGGTAATTCTTGATATTCTTAATTGCTTCACACTTCCAGATGTTGTTCTCTGCCTCGATCAGCTTAAATGTAGGTGCCCCGCCATTCTTGTCACCCAGGCGGAATACGAAACTGCTGACCGGTTGATCTACTTCCTGGAATGTCCGGTAAGGGATCAATTCACAAGGGTTGGGAACGATCACATCCTCTTTTGAAGCTACCCCACTGGTGACTGTTACCTTCTGTGCCATTCCATCATCACCATAGTTGGCCGTTGTGTTTGCCACCACATTCCCGGCCACCTGCTTAATCAGATCCAGATCCGGGGTGCTTACGAAGTTGGCCTGCAGCTCGATGATGAAGCGCTCCTGGTCATACCAGTGGTCAAATTCAAATTCTGATACATTGGCCTGACATACAAACAGCTCCTCGCGCTTCCTGTCTCCATTCAACTGGGAGAGTAGTCTCACTGTCTTCGGGCTCTCGATATGGATAATCATCTTGCCAGGAAACTCACTATGACAATTGCGAATATAGTCAACCAATGCAGTCAAACTATTGGCCTTAATAGGATACGCTTCTGGGCCAATATCATAGCGTTTCAAATCCTTTGTGCAGTAGGTTTTCCCACAGATTTCCACAATCTCTGGGCTTGCATTCTCGGCGCCGGTATCCATCAAATACTTAATGGCTTCTTTCAATGACTCCATTTTTAAATCCTCCTCTTTTTTTATAATGCTCTGCGCAGATCTCTGATTTTACTGGGTGCATCCGGAATCTCACCGGTATCCGGATCAAATGCACGCCCCTGGTCGTCAAATTCCATCTGGCCAGTGATCTGACCCTCGTTGCCATACTCAGACATTTCCACTGCCCCGGTCTTCAGATCCTTGCCGGATACCATGGTAGTCTTAACGGCATCACAAGGAACGAGACTGGATTTTGCAGAAAGTTCCACTTTGACCAGGCGGCGGTCTTCGTCGGGCTTAAACTTCATAGTAACCGTCATGGTTCTGGCCTTTTCCGCATCTGCATTGGGGTCATGGATATTTTGGTTGATTTTGACCAATTCCCGGTTGACCATTTCAGACAAGGCTCCGCCTGCAAAGGCTTCCAAATTGATTTTCTTCGCCATATGTACTTACCTTCCTTTCCTCTTTTTTTAATCTTCGAAAAAACTGTCACCAACAGGGTTCTGGTTTCCCTTACCTGTGGCCGCTGTTTCTGCAACATTGGTGGTATTGGTTCTCTCTGGGATGCGCTCCGGAGAGGGGGACGGCTCTTCCACAGCATAGGAATCGTCATTATCCGCATAACGGACCACATCACCATTTTCATCCAGAATGGCCATGTCTTTGTCTATGGCGGTCTGGAGTTCAATGCTCATGATTCCCCACTTGCTGATCAGCTGTCGGATCATGGTCTTTAAAGCCATTCCATCAAAATCTGTAAACCAGAATGAGGAATACTTCCACAGCTCCTTTTCCGGGATTTTTCCCTGCTCCAAAAGTGAAAGGGATTCCATGCCTCCATTTTTGCCGAAGGCTTTGGAATACTTTTCCGCATGGATAGCCATCTTACGCCTGCTCCAGTATATGGTCTTACGGAATCCGTTTTCATATTCAAAAAAGGCACAGTAACCAGTGGATGGAGTCTGCTCCCTCAGAACATCATCCTCAATCAGACTCACTTCAATGATTTCTTCCAGTGGATCATATTTCAGTAGCTCGCCCTCCTTGATGGCCAATACATTAATTTTTTTGTAATAGCCAGAACGGATGGCTAACTGAATATATCCTTTGTATCCCAGCTGGAACTGAGCCTCTTTACAACCTTTTTTGCTATTATTAAACGGTACCATAAAATACTGTCCCAACTGCGGGGACGGGGAAAGATTAAGCGCTTCTCCCAGTAATGCCGCGGAGACGATGCTTTGATTGGTGCACTCCTGCAGCGCCGGATTAGTCTGCACAGCGGAAACAATACTGGAAATGAATCTTGCTGCATTCTTTCCACCAACAACCTTATTGATCTGATTCTTGACTGCATCCTGTGTCAGATATGCAGTGAGAGATGTCCTTTGCTGGCCGTTTCTTGCCAGCGTGTTCTGTACTGCCATAAAATGTATCCTCCTTGCTTAATTGATCCTATGGGCCTTCGCTGTGGTCCTGTAGGTGATCCGGTTTGTTGTCAGCCATATCTGGAATGCCTCCAACTCTGACCTGGTACCTGTTACTGTTAAGGAAACCTCATAGATGGGGGCTGTATCCTTCTGCTCTTCGGCAGGCTTGTCCACCACATGATCTGCAGCATACTTTACAAAGGTCTCACCACCATCCATACTTCTGTTGTCTTCCTCTGCAGCGGCCTGTTCTGCCTGTCTGGCAGCCTGTTCCGCTTGTCTGGCAGCTTCTGCTTCCCGTCTGGCTGCTTCCTCTTTCTCCCTGGCAGCTCTTCTCTCTGCCAGAATACGGTCCTGCTCTTCCAGTCTGGCTTTCTCCTGCAGGGCGGTGGAAAGGTCATAGTTCTGCAGATACACATCCATGATCTGTCGATCAAATTTAGTACCCAGACCTTCAATGGTCTGCAAATCGGTAGAAACCTTATTGATCAGGCCAGTGATTTCTTCCTGAATGGATTTCATGGAAACGGATGCATTCAGCCACCGCTGATGGCTCTCCATCACCTTTGGAAAGGTAAGGATGAATCCCAGGTCACCCACATTAGCATCAAAGAAATCATGGATCGCATTCATCTTTTCCACCCGTTTGCCCTGGTCATATTCCTTGATCTGACCATCAATCAGGTTAATGGGCTCATCGATCAATGCCGTAACCTCTTTAACCTGCTTCTCAAATTTGGTGTAAGGTTCCAAACAAACATTCTTGATCCGCTTTCGCTCATCCTCGATGGCGGTTTTCAGCTTGCGCAGGCTGGCCAGATCTTTCTTACCGGCGGCAATCTGATCATCCGTAATCACCAGTCCTTTGTACTCTTCCATTCTGGCAGCTACTTCCTGCTTAAGTTCTTCATTGTTCCACTTAATCTCCTGGACAAAGCCATCCTCTGTCGGGCTAATGATTCTCAATTCCATCATACTGTGGCCTCCCCTCTCTCAAAAACTGTACTTTTACTAACATAAACATCCTCCTTTTAAATTTCCGGCAGTATCAGAGGTGGCTTTCTTCCACTCTCTACATACTTCCAAAATTTGATTTCCTCCTGCAGAAGAAAGTCCAGGTCTTCCTGTACCTCCTCCCGCTCAATAAAGTAATGTTTCACCTGTGTTCTTACATCGTTCCCCCAGGCGCTGATCAGGTGTGCCCGAAGCACAACGAACTCATACCCTGTGACCAGAAGGTAATGCAGCACTTGTATGTAGTAGTTCTGGGGAATCTGCTCATTCCACTTTTCACGCTGCATGGATTGAAGAATATTGGTGGTTTTGATCTCCAGAATACCCTTGCGCCCATTGGCATCTATCAGCTCTCCATCCAGGGAAGCCTGCAGAAAAGGGTAGGTCAGGTTTTGTAAAACCCGCCACT